ATGGCAAAACAGATTTTGTTTAACGAAGAAGCACGCCGTGCGCTGGGCAACGGTGTAGATGCATTGGCAAATGCAGTAAAAGTAACGTTGGGACCTAAGGGTCGTAACGTAGTATTGGATAAGAAATTCGGCGCACCTACCATTACGAATGACGGTGTTACGATTGCTCGTGATATTGAATTGGAAGATCCCTTTGAAAATATGGGTGCACAGCTCGTAAAAGAAGTAGCTACGAAGACAAATGACGTGGCAGGCGACGGTACGACGACAGCTACCTTATTGGCACAGGCTATGATTCAGGAAGGCATGCGTAATGTTGCAGCCGGTGCTAATCCTATGATTTTGAAACGCGGTGTAGAAAAGGCTGTCAAACGCTTGGTAGAAGAAATTCAAAAGCGTGCTATTGAAGTCAACGATAAAGAAGCCATTGCACAGGTCGCTTCCATTTCCGCGGGAGATGAAGAAGTAGGCGGCTTGATTGCCGATGCTATGGAAAAGGTCGGTAAAGACGGCGTTATTACGGTTGAAGAATCGAAAACTATGGGTACGCAGTTGTCCGTTGTAGAAGGTATGCAGTTCGATCGCGGGTATATTTCTCCGTACATGGTAACGGATCCGGATAAGATGGAAGCCGTTATGTCCGAACCGTATATTATGGTAACGGATCGTAAAATCGCATCCATTCAGGAAATGTTGCCGACCTTGGAAAAAGTAGTACAGGCAGGTAAGGAACTTCTGATTATTGCCGAAGATGTAGAAGGCGAAGCTTTGGCAACTCTCGTAGTCAACAAGTTGCGCGGTACATTTAAAGCCGTTGCTGTAAAGGCTCCCGGATTCGGGGATCGTCGCAAGGCTATGTTGCAGGATATTGCAACCTTGACAGGTGCTACGGTTATTACGGAAGAAGTAGGCCGTAAGTTGGACAGCATCGGCATTGAAGACCTCGGTACGGCACGTCAGGTACGTGTAACGAAGGACGAAACGACTATTGTCGAAGGTCATGGCGATGCTGCGGCTATTAAGGATCGTGTAGCACAGATTAAAGCACAGATTGCCGAAACGACGTCCGACTTTGACAAAGAAAAATTACAGGAACGCTTGGCTAAGATGTCCGGCGGTGTAGCCGTTATCGAAGTAGGTGCTGCTACGGAAGTTGAATTGAAAGATAAGAAGCTTCGTTTGGAAGATGCTTTGAACGCAACTCGTGCAGCCGTTGAAGAAGGTATTGTTGCCGGCGGCGGTACGACCTTTATCGATATTCTTCCCGTGTTGGATGAATTCAAAGAAGAAGGGGACGTACAGACGGGTATTAATCTCGTTAAGCGAGCTGTTGAAGAACCGGTTCGCCAGATTGCGCATAACGCCGGGTTGGAAGGCTCGGTCATTGTTGCCAAGGTTATGGATTCTCCCGACGGTGTGGGCTTTAATGCACTCAAGGAAGAATATGTGGATATGGTTAAGGCCGGCATTGTCGACCCTGCTAAAGTAACGCGTACGGCTTTACAGAACGCCGCTTCTATTGCGTCTCTCGTACTTACGACGGAAACGCTTGTTTCGGATAAACCCGAACCGGCAAGTGCGGCTCCCGCAATGCCCGGAGGTATGCCCGGCGGCATGCCCGGTATGATGTAAGCCGACATATATAGCCTATAAATTGTCTGCTCACAGGCGATGTGAAATCAGGAAGGCCGAGTCCTCTTTCGAGGGATTCGGCCTTCTTTTGTGTTTTGCCCGTAAGCATTCAATTTTGGTGTTGCTTTTTGTACGGTTCTTTGTTATAATTCTTATTGTTCCGTATGGAACACGTTGTTCCTCAATAGCTCAGTCGGTAGAGCAATCGGCTGTTAACCGATTTGTCGTAGGTTCGAGTCCTACTTGAGGAGCCATGGCCCCTTGGTCAAGCGGTTAAGACACCGCCCTTTCACGGCGATAACATGGGTTCGAATCCCGTAGGGGTCACCACACTCGGGCGATTAGCTCAGCTGGGAGAGCGCTTGCCTTACAAGCAAGATGTCGGCAGTTCGATCCTGTCATCGCCCACCACAGCGAACAAAATCGAACTATTTATTCTTACCGGATTGGTGAGGATAGGTAGTTCTTTTTTGTAGTTGTACTGAATTTCAATATAATCATCATAAATGACCACACAGCGGACCATAGTCGAGAGTAGCAAGCTCTTGAACTTGGTCTCTTTTTTTGTGCGCTGAACAAGCCGCTCAAAGAAGAACCGGATCATATCTTCGTCGACTTTAAGGTCGTTGTCTTTTTCGAGTTCGTCAGAAAGCTCCGAATTTAGCTCTACAAGGCGTTTTTCATACATGGGTATATTCTCGGCTATGGTTTGCGACATAATACCGTTTTCAACGGCCTGAACGCAGTTTTTGAGCTTCTTGGATAACTCTTTTATTTCTTCTTTAATAGCCGGGATAGAGGATTGCGCTCGATTCTCTTCTTGTGCCGCAATGGCTTGCTTGGCAATGTATTCTATGGCTGTATCATCAGACAGGATATTAATTGTCGTATCGACAACCAATTCTTCGAGTTTATCGGCACGGATATTTTTCGTATGGCATTTTCCGATGCGGTTACGCCGATTACTGCAAGCATAGTAATAATAGGGAAGGCCTGTCACAGACCGCCCTGACATACCTATCATTTTTTCGTGACAGAGCCCGCAGAATAAACGGCCTGATATAAGATAGTTATCACTACATACTCGGCTGCGAGTTTTCTTGCGATTTTTTAAAATCTTCTGAACTGCGTTGAACATGTCGTTGGTGATAATGGCCGGAATGGCATTTTCTTTGTGAATGTCCTTCCAGACGAACGTACCCGTGTAGCGTTCGTTTTTAAGGATTTTTTCCAAGCTGTTCTTGCGAAACGGTTTGCCGGCTGCGGTTTTCAAATGTCGGGCATTTAATTCATCAATAATAGTAGATGTACGCTTGCCGTCGATAATGGACTGGAATATTTCACGTACAATGAACGCCTTGTCATCGTCTATAACAAGGTGCTTGTCCTTATCGAGCTTAAATCCAAGTGGTACGATGCCACCGGGCCATTTGCATTCGAGGGCATTTTCCGTCATGCCTCGTAAAACATTTTCAGCAAGTTCAGCACTATAGTATTCGGCTAAGCCTTCAATCACAGACTCTAATAAAATGCCGCTAGAGTCTTCGGCTATATTTTCCATAGCTGAGATGACACGGATCCCGTGTTGCTTTAGCACGTTTTTATACCTAGCGCTGTCATAACGACTGCGTGCGAAGCGGTTTAATTTGTAGACTAAGACGTAATCGAAGTCCTGCTTTTTAGCATCTTTAATCATGGCCTGAAATTCAGGTCTCTTATCGGTTTTGCCGGTCATGGCACGGTCGCAATAGACCCTAATTACGGTAATGCCGTTTTTCTTGGCATATGCCTTGCATTCTCGGATTTGTCCTTCTATAGACTCTTCTCGCTGACGGTCCGAAGAATAGCGGGCGTAGATTACTGCAATTTTCGACATAAAAAAATCAGTCCTTTCTGTTGTAAAAAGGGCCGATGTGATATACTTATAGCGTAATCGACCCTTTTGGGAGGGGATTATGGATTGCCCTCGATGTGCTGCAACACATCGGGGGATTTTTTTGTTTAACGATTTGTTAATTTAGAAACATCTTTTATGATCTCAATAATGTGGGCCGAGTCATCTGATGAGCCGTCTTCTTTTAAATATCCGCTTTGGGGATTAGAGAAAATTGCTTTTGTGGTTTGCAATAACACCGCATTACGAATTTCTTCGTTGCTACTAGCATTTACAAAGGTCTCAAATGTACTTAGTGCGTTTTGTTTGTTTTTATTTATGATATAGTTATGTGCTTGGGCTCTGTAATTTCTACTGCAAATTGTTAGTCCATAAAACAATACTACCAATCCAGTGAACCTAGGCAAGGCTGCTTGCAAAAAGTGGTATAAGTAAGGTTCTTCTAACTGTATCGGGCAATACCAAAAAGATACTAGCGAATATGCTACAATCACGATACTAAGCCAAAGTATCCGTCTAGCCCAATAGCCCTTTTCCATCTCAAAAGAAGTGGCAGCCTCTTGGAAATTTACGGTGTGATTCGTTACACCGACAGAATGAGCGGCTTTTTGTACAGCGGCTATTATTTCATCTGTCTGTTGTTTTGTTTCTTCACGCTCTGTCTTTGCTTGCTTTAATTCGGCAACAATATCATCCCTCGCCTGTTGTGCCTGTCGCTTTAAAGCATCATAATCAGTGTCTGCCTTTATGCAATATGCAATGACGGGTGAGATATCGTTAAACCATCCATTGTAACTATTGATAATATCGTTTATCAAGCTTTGTCTTGTATCGACGCCTTGAGTAGACGAGAAGTCCTTTATGGCTTGAATGCAACTAATAAAGTTGTCCATATCACTAATTAGAACCATAACTCTTGACGGAGGAATCCGGGTTATATCAATGTCGAGCAATCCTTTGAAAAGTCCGATAGCAGATTCAAAGTCATCCTCGGCGTCAGCAAAGCTCATTTCCGCTCCCAACTCATCACGTCGGACGAGATCCTTTGCGTTAAATTCTTTTATAGTTGAGAGCGAATTATTGTATGCAGCTAATGTATCATCAGATAATTTTATAGACATAATGAGAACACCTCCGGCAGACCATTTTATATTTTAAGTGACCCTATAATTTCCAACGATGCCCACACTTCAAGCATACGCCAACTCGTCTGTTCCGGTTATGCCAACCGGCAGCAATACCGATCCCACCGGTTAACAACCCACCAACAATAGCCTTGCCGGCTTGGAATCCTTTCTTGTCGAACTCAATATGTTTTGAGTGGCATTTAGGGCAACGCAACTCACCATCTATAGGCTCCTTGGGTTCGTCCGAGGTATTAAATGATACCGACATACCCGATTTATATGCGGTTACCATTGCCTTCAATGTTTCGTCAGTGCGAACTTGTTCCGTGATTTTGGCGGCCTTAAAAATTCCGCACCCTGTCAGCTTCCGGACAGCTTGGCTAAAAGCGAGAGTGCCGGCACTTCCTTTTTGCCAGGGATCCGTTTCTAAAGCAACCTCAAAGGCATTGAAAGTAACGCCGTTTACTTCCTTGTTGTAAACAGGCAACGTTTTTTCAGCACTCGGTTGTTCAACGAGGGCATTTTCGGAATTAGCAGAAGAAGATAGCGTTGAGTCTATGGGGTGTTCAATCTGCACCTCTTCACACATCTGTTCACGAGCTACAGGGGCTCCGCAATTAGAGCAAAATTTAGCCGTTTCTGATACTTGTTTACCACATTGTTCACAAAACATTTGAATACCTCCTAAAATATTTTTATATTTTAAAGTTTTCCTCTTAACTCAACGACTTTTCCTGATATTTGTACAGGCAATGCTTCTATCTCTTCGTTTGAGTAAAAGTGCGGCTCGTTATGTATGCTTGGCTCCATACTTGGCCTGCACTTCCGGAGAGAAATACATGTTGTATGCCTTGTTGAAGATGTAATTGGCTATCCACCAGTTGGCTTGATTTTTACTAACGTCGTCTATCCTTGTATATTTAATAGGATTACTCCAAGGGGAATCTTCTTTTCTTGCTTTCATGCTAACATATCGTTTTTTAATAATCTGATTATCATAGTCATAGAGATATTGGCTCGTTATTTGAGCCCATTTTCCCATTGTAAAACTGTGAATTCGTTCATCACATTGAATAACATAATATGGTGGTGCATAGCGGATTACAGAAATGCTATCATTGTCGACAAAGACAGCTGAGTCTATATTCTTTGAGATCTGGACGTAATTAACGGCGTTAACCGCAAGGGGACAAATGAGTACACATAAAATAGTTAATAGCAATTTTTTCATAAAACCCTCCCGTTAAAAGTTTTCTTCTTTCATAAACCCTGTCATTTATACTACATGATAGTAAAACTCGACGTTTTCGGCGACTTTATCGGGAACAATATTACTCCGGCGAATCATCTCTTCGATCATACTGGCATGCATATCTTTTCCGAAATCGTCACCAACAATGTGACCAAGCTCATGCAGGACTTCCCTTTTTGCCTGTTCTCGAGATAGCGATTTACTAACGACGATGGAATAGCTACCGTCGACGTTTGACGTTACGGAAGCCTTGGCGTGCGGGATAGAAGCGAAAATTATATTAATCGTCATGTACTTTATTTTCTTCCTTCATTTTTAAGAATTTGATGAAATTATATGCTTCTTGCATTTGTTCCCTCGTCAAATTACGGCTGCTGCTAAAGAGAACTCTTAAATCCGGGTTTGTTCGCAACTCTTCGGCAAGTTCAGCAACTTCCGGGTCCGCATAGTAGCCTGGTTGTTCCGATTCAGCCTCCAAGAAGTAAGTTTTACCAACATTAAAATAATCGGCCAACTTCTGAATTACACCCATTCTAGGGATAGCTTTTAATAGCAACCATTTGCCTACGGTTGACTCACTTACTCCGACGACTTGTGCTATTTCACGTTGATTAATATTTCTTTCCGACATTAGGGATGACAGTCTGCGACTGAACAATCTTTTTATATCATCTTCAGTGGGCATATAAAAGCTCCTTTATTACAATAAATATTTTAAATCTACGGGGTAATAATAGAATAATTTTCTAAAATTGTCAATTGTCCATCTAAAAACATAGAATATTTTTCTTGACAATAGAAATAAATTCTAGTAATATTTGACATATAAAATATACATTTGGAAAGGAGGTGATGATATGCAAATTTCTCTTAGAGCGGCTCGAGTTAATGCTGAACTCACTCTTATAGAAGCGGCAAAGAAAATTGGAATTGGAAAGGATACTTTAATGAAATGGGAAAAGAACTCTGGACTCGTTAATCCCATATTTCAAGAAAGAATTTCTGCTGCATACGACATGCCGATTGATTATATTTTTTTTGGCCCTAAAACTAGAATTTAATTCTAAACAAGGAGGTGAACAAATGCATTACTTAACTTGGTACATACTTCAGGTGATTCGAGAGAACAGTGATGAATATTGGGCATGGAAGGCAGAAAGGAGCAAATCACATGGAAGTCTTGGCAATCGGAACGAGTGCGGTAGTAGTGATACTGACATTAATATTAGCCATTCAAGAATTTAGGAAGGGAGCGTAAGCGATGCGGAAACAAATAGAACTCACAGCTCCGGCTGCATGGATCAATCGGAGATATTACGAACTACAGGCAGCTGAGCCGATGCCGGTTATTGAGGAAGAATCGGAGGATTTTAAAGTCACGCTAAAAGAAGGCATAAAGATTGGCATCGGAGCCTTCACGGTATACCTAATCATTGCGATGGCAATCATCATCCTATGAGGCCGCTACGAAAGACGACAAAGAAAAAACCGCATCTGCGGCAACAGGTGCGGTTTCAACAGAAAAACAAATACTTAAATTGCTACTAGTTTAGCAGAAATGGAGAAAAAACACAATGAATGCAAAACTCATCATGACAGTAGAGGAAATGAAAGACAGAAAGGCCTGGGAAAAACTTCGAAACATCGGGATCGGCGGTAGTGATGCTTCAATCATAGCCGGGCTTAACCGTTGGAAATCACCGTTCAAGTTATGGCAGGAAAAGACCGGACAGGTAGAGCCTGAAGACCTCTCAGACAATGAGTGCGTATATTGGGGGAATGTTCACGAACAAGCGGTTGCGAACCGGTTTACTGAGCTTACGGGATTAAAAGTAAAAAAATGTGGGACCCTTCAATCGCTTGATTACCCGTTCATGATAGCCAACGTCGACCGCCTGGTCGTAGGCGAAAACGCCGGCCTGGAATGCAAGACGGCTAACGGATTCAAGGCCAAAGAGTGGGAAGGCGACAACGTACCCGATTCGTACTACCTTCAATGCCAACACTATATGGCAGTAACCGGTTGCGAAAAGTGGTATATAGCGTGCCTCATCGGCGGTAATCACTTCGTGCAGAAGGAGATACCCAGGAACGAGGAAGATATAACGGCACTCATCGAGGCCGAGAAGGCGTTTTGGGAAGACAACGTCAAAGGCGGCATCATGCCGGACGTAGACGGTAGCAAGAGTTGTTCCCAGGCCTTGGCCGAACGATTCCCGGGAGGTGTGACCGACAGCATTACATTACCGAAGGAAGCGGACGAACTGTTGGCCGAAATTGACGAATTGAACGAGGCGGCCGACAGAATCAAGGACCAAATCGAAAGCAAGAAGAACGGCATCAAGTTAATGCTTGGCGACCACGAAATCGCCTATGCCGGTGAGCGTAAAGTCACATGGAAGACGCAAGCCGGACGAGTCACGGTAGACAGCAAGAAGCTGAAAGCCGAAATGCCGGACGTATACGAGAAATACAGCAAGCAAGGCAACCCTATTAGAGTATTCAAAATTTAGGAGGTAATCAATTATGGCAACAACAAAAGGCGGCATCATGACAACGAAAGCAAACAACAAACCGGACGGAGTAAAGAGCATGAAAGACCTCGTCGTCAGCATGGGCGACCAAATCCAGAAGGCCCTGCCGACAGTCATCACGGGTGAGAGATTCACCCGTATGGTGCTCACGGCGATGAGCAGCAATCCTCAATTACAACAATGCACTCCGAAATCGTTCCTGGGGGCGATGATGCAAGCGGCACAGTTGGGTGTAGAGCCGAACACACCGCTTGGCCAGGCGTATCTCATTCCGTATAAGAATAAAGGCACGCTCGAGTGCCAATTCCAACTTGGCTAAACCTTTTGGTCAAGTAAAACCGTGTGAACCCTATTACTCAGGGGTGTCCTCTTGCAGGGGCTAACGGTGAAGCCCGTCACTAAAGAGGGTAATACCGTGCTTTGAAAGGAGCGACATGATATGAAATGTGTTTACAAAATTACTAATGTGTTAAACGGGAAATTCTATATCGGCAGTACAACACGATTTAAAAAACGTGTACAGCAATGGCGAGATTACACATCAAACGTTAACTCGGCCGTCAAGAAAGACATTCTAAGATATGGCAGAGATAATTTCACGATTGAGCCTATTGAAATTTTCCCGGAAGAAACAAGTAAACAAGAGATAGCAGCAAAGGAACTGGATTTTATCCATAAATTACAACCCGAATATAACACCATTGGAAAGCCGAGGCCTATGGAAACAAGGGAAAAACTTTCCAAGGCACTGGCAGGTAAAAAGATGCCGCCGGAAGTCGGCAAAAAAATTAGTGTAGGACAAAAGGCACGACACAAAATATTTCCTCAAACGAATGCAGGACACTTAAAAAAGGCACTAATTATAGAAACCGGAGAAGTCGTTATCGGAATTAAAAACGTTGCTGTAAAACTTGGTGTAAACGCATCGACCGTGACGAAGGCTATTAAAAGAAGTGGAACGGTCAAAGGATATCATATAAAGCTCTTAACGGAGTGTAGAGACTAGCTGCGATGAATGTAGCAGCGTAGGGCAGACGATGAGTTACTGCTCGAAGTGCATGGCACGCATAAGCGTGAAGAGATAGTCCGTGCTTACGGGATGATAAACCGTAAGGATAACAGATAAAGGATTAATCGACCTGGCATACCGGAGCGGCGAGGTCCGGGATATACAAGCACACGAGGTACACGAGAACGACGAATTTGAATACGAATTAGGACTCGAACCGAAGCTCCGACACGTACCGGCCACAAGCAATCGGGGTGCGGTCATTGCCTACTATGCCGTATTCCATACCAAGGACGGCGGTTACGGATTCGAGGTTATGAGTGCCGAGGACGTAAAGAATCACGCCAAGAAGTACAGCCAGGCATATGGAAGCAATTACAGTCCTTGGGCTAAGAACTTCGACGAAATGGCGAAAAAGACCGTTCTCAAGAAGTGCTTAAAATATGCACCGCTTAAAACCGAATTCGTTCGTGAAATGAGTGCAGACGGCACTATCAAGAAGAACATTACGCCGGATATGACAGCCGAACCGGATGAAACGGATTATATCGATGCCGAGGCCGAAACAGTGCCGGACAATGTAGACCCGACAACGGGCGAAATCAAGACGGAGCAAGAACAGAAAGACGATGCAATATTAGCGGCATCAATGAACTAAGAAAGGAAGCGGAGGAAGGGCCGGGAATCACTCCGGCCCGAACCCGTTACAGGGCAAAAGAATGGCAGAACGGCGAATGATAGCCAAAAGCATTATTAAATCAGATCAGTTTCTAGACATGCCGGCAACAACGCAGTGCTTGTACTTCCACTTATTGCTAGAGGCCGACGATGACGGCTTTATCAACGCACCCAAATCAATAATGCGAGTGATTGGGGCTAAAGATGATGACATGCGTGTGTTACAGGCAAAAGGATACACCATTCCCTTTGAAAGTGGCGTAATTGTTATTAAGCACTGGAGATTGCACAACAGCTTGCGGAAAGACAGGTACAATCCCAATCCGCAGCTAGAGAATGAACGTAAACAACTGGTTGTTGCGGACAATAAAGAATACCAATTGGCAACCAACTGGCAACCGAATGGCAACCAATTGGCAACCAGTGGTATACCGTTGGTTGCCACAGGTAAGGATAGGTTAGGTAAGGATAGGTTAGGTAAGGATAGAGAAGAAGAAGAAAAGGAGGACCCTCCGTCGTCTTCTGACATCTTGAAAATGTACGGGGATAACATTCACCCTGTAAGTTCACCGGTAGAAGCGGAAAAGTTAAAGGCACTCGTTGACACTCACGGCGAAACCTTCGTGGCAAAGGCCATTGAAAGAGCTGTTATGCGGAACAAAAGAAGCCTGGCGTATATCACCGGGATTCTGAATAACTGGGAAGCGAACGGATATGACGAGGGCATCGAAGGAAAAAGAACGGAAAAACAGTCAGATCCGGAACGTTCCGCAGACCTTGAACGGTTTATGCGTGAGCGGGAAGAACACAAGAAGAAGCAAAGGAGGTTCTAAAGTATGTTCACGAACGGCAGCATGGACTTCATAGAGAATTTAATCGTCGGCTCGTATCCGAACGGGCTTAGAGATAAAGACGAACGGCAACGGTACTTTGACAACTTCGTCCGAATGTTCAACCGATATGATGAGCAGGACGTTGCAGACGTAGTCGAAGAAGTGATAAGCCGAGAACGCTTTTTACCGTCCTTGGCGACCTTCAAAGAAGCGTTGGATAAGAAGGCACAGGCCAGGGCCGAAAGCGAGCGGACAGCGTTAAAAATCGCCGAATACAGAAAGCCTCGAGGCCGGGTCAACGTTCAGGCACTTATGGAACAGGCAGAAAAAATGAAAAAAGGCGAATTCGAGCGACCTATCCCAAACCGGTTACGAGAGTTTGCCAAACGGCTATGGCCGGATATTACGGACAGCGTCATTCGCCGAAACTTTCCGCTGTTAATTCACTATCAGCAGAACGGATTCACGATTGACGAGAAGGGCAATGCGGTGCAGCTGTACTTATCGAAGACCGGCGAGGTCGTAGAACGGATTGTATTAACACAGGAGGCGTAAGCAATGCGAATCATAAGGTTTGGAAAAGAACGACCGGCAGATGTACTGTACAGACGGTCACAAGTAGGAATTATCGGACGGTACGGATTAGAAGAGTTTATCGTGTATGACGGTGATTGCCAATGGAAGGACAGGGCCGTTATGAGGGGCATCATAGACGATGTCAAATTCAGGGCGAGCGGAGAGTTTAACGAACACGGAGAATTACGGACAGATGCGGTTATTGACGTTGATAAAATCGTCGATGAGGTTATTAACAGGACGGTGTAGGAAAAGGAGAATAGGCATGAAAAAGACAGAAAAGCGGTACATGACAATGAAAGAAGCAATGGAGTATACGGGCATGGGCGAGGTGACACTTTGTGAAATGTTAAGGGTTATCGACGCATACCCTATACAGCCTAATGGCGAGTATACACGGCGATTTATCGATAAGACAGACATTGATGAAGCGTTCCGAGTGCTGAAAGACCAGGAACGAGTAAAACGACATGTCGAAACAGGACGGCACCCGTTCTAATGGAATGCGTCGGATGCGGTAAGGAATACGAAGGGCATAGCAAGTTATGCCCTTCATGCCGAAAAAGGTACACGGAACAGATAAAGCGGCAGCACGATTACTGGACATGCCCTATATGCGGAGGCTCGGTGCAGTTCAGCTACTGGAAACGGCGGGAAGACATTAAAGCCAAAACGATATGTTGCAGTACACGATGCCGAAGAATATATAAAGCGTTAACGGAGGGAAAGCATGGAACACGGAACGATTCACAGAAGCCCGGTCAACGGACAACCGGAATTCGGGCAAGATGAGATTAAGCAGCCGAATCACTACACGTGGCGAGGTAAGGAATGCGAGCAGATAATCGGGGATATTACACAAGGCTCCGAGGGAAAGGAAGCGTATTACCTGGGGGCGGCCGTGAAGTATCTGTACCGATACCCGGCCAAAGGTACGGCGATTAAGGACTTGAAGAAAGCGAAACAGTATATCGACATGTTAATCGAATTGAAGGAGGAGCAGAATCAAGGCACTAAGCAGTATATAGAAATGCTTGTTGAATTGAAGGAGGAACAGAATCGTGGCACTAGATAAGACAGCGATAGACGACGTGACATTTAGTATCTCCGGAGCTATTGACGCAGTCGAATCCGCACTAGACCGAATCGAGGATTGCGGACTCGATGATTATGAACAGGAAGCGGCAAAAGAATACTTACAAGAAGGCATAAAGCGGCTTGATATGGCTTACGATATTGTCGACTTTGCCGAAGATTAAGGAGGAACAACATGAATAACGTACAGCTCGAAGGAAATCTCGCACGAGATATTGAAATATCGTTCAGTAAAAACGGAATGGCGGTAGCACGGGGAACAGTGGCGTGCAACAGACGCATCAAAGACGGCGACGAGTGGAAGGACACAGCCGATTTTGTACCGTTTACGGCATTCGGAGCGTTAGCCGAAGGCATGGACCAGTGGTCGAAGGGGCAACGGGTATGGGTATTCGGGCGATTCTCAACGTCTAAGTACGAAAAAGACGGCGAAACGAGATATTCAAGCAACGTCATTGCAACTGCCGCCGGCACGGCCTTATTCCCGTACAAGAAGAAATCCGAAGACGGAATCCCGGCATCACAGGGTAACGGATTCGAGGACTTGGGAACGCCTGTCGATGAAGAATTGCCGTTCTGATAGCCGATAAATTAAAAATTTGGTATCTGTAGCGAGTTTTTATATATCTTGTGATAATTTTATCACGGAGCAATTAAAAACTCGTTACAGGTCAAAATAGGAAGGTTTTCGAGGAGATGAGTAAATGCCGGTGAAGTATTACAAAGATGAGAATCAAATAGAGTTAATCGTATACGGGAATCCGGTTGCACAAGGCCGGCCGAGATTTTCACGGCAAGGCGGATTCGTCAAGGCGTATGACCCGATTCAGTCGAAGTCTTATAAGCAACTTATACGACTGGAGCTGCAGCCGTTGCTGTCGGATCCGAACTTTAAACCGATTGACTGGGCGTGTTGTTTGAAATTAAAAGTTTTCCGGTCAATGCCGAAAAGTTTCAGCAAGAAAAAACGGGAAGAAGCGGTACTCGGATATATACGGCCGACAACGAAGCCGGACACAGATAATTACGTAAAAGGCGTACTCGATGCCCTTAACGGTACGGTACTGAAAGATGATAGCGTTGTATGCGAGATATTCGCATGGAAATTCTATAGCGAACGGCCGAGAATCGAGGTCGTTCTGCAAGCGAAAATATGATGAAGTTCGTACACAAGCCGAAAGGCAAAGAAGGAGCGGGAAAATGCAAAAATTCAGACATAAGCCGACGGAGATAATTGTTCAGCGGTTTTATAACAATAACGGCGAAGTCGATAAATTCTTAACTGAAAACAACGAAACTTATTGCAGAGAATATGAATGGAGATTCGGGAAAGTTAAGGGAAGCCCTTTGTTACAAATCCGTGAGCATTGTCCCGAAGGGGGAGTTTACCGGAACATCGAAGTCGAACATGGCGATTATATCGGAAGAGATGAGTACGGGAATATAACAACCTACTTGCAAGACGAAATAGAAGAATTTTACAACGAGGTAAAAGAATGATACCCGAACGACGTAAACAGTAAGAAGGAGGACGCACACAGTGTTTCATAACGATTACATAAATGCGGTACGGGAGTACTTGCATCGATACCACGAATTTAATACGTACATTAAGAATATCAAGGCCGACTTAGAAGACTTAAACGCCACGCAAGCACTGTGTGCCGCTCCGAAAGTGCCGACGTTGTCACACACGCCTGGAGGCAACGGGATTATGATAAGCCCGGAAGAGCGGGCCGTATATGAGAATGACCGCATCGAAGAACGACGGCAAAAGCTATATTCCGACCTGGAGAAAGTAGAGCCGCTAATCAAGCGACTAAACCGTTCTATCGAGGCATTGGAGTATTCGGACCGAGTAATTACCGAAGAACGATTCATTAACGGAGCGTCGTGGATGAGAATCGCCGACAGGCTACACATGAGCGAAACGGCCGTGCGTAAGCGTTCGAGTAAAGTCCTAGAACAAATAGCGACGATGATGTTCGGACCGTCCGTCATCCCGGTACAGACGCATTTCGTGTTTTTTGATGAGTGGAAGAAATCGTAACAGTCACAAATGGTGCGGATTTGTGCCGATATAGTGCGGAAAATGCTGGTATAGTAATAGTGTGAACACCTCCTAAAACATATAGAGTGGTAATGCGAGACGTCCAAATGGTGGGGCGTCTCGTTTTATGTTGTGAGGGTTACTTTATTTTTCTAATGCAAATAGTATATAATGCATTATATAAGGAGGTGTTTAAGATGGCGAAAGCAATTGATGTTGCGCGTTTTTTTATTAATATCGTAAATTCATTGCCTACAGATGATTTGATGACGAATCTGCGCGTGAATAAACTTCTTTATTTTGCGCAGGGAGAATGTTTGAAGAAATTAGGCCATCCGCTGTTCACTGATGATATTGAGGCTTGGAAATATGGGCCTGTTGTTCCCTCTGTATATGAACAATATAAGTCATTAGAGAAAAACCCTATTCAAGAAAGCATTCCGTATAGCAAAGGTGCATTTAGCGAAGAAGAGAGAGAACTATTGTTTGACGTTGCTAGTTATTATGGGCAAATATCTTCGTCGGCATTAGTTAAAATGTCACATCAGAAGGGGTCGCCGTGGCAACAAGTTTACGACCCCAACCGAAAGCATGTGAAAATAGATATAGACTCTATATATAGTTATTTTTCTCAACAAAATCCGATCCCCACATTCTCAGAAGTAATTAATAAAATCGAAACCGTAGGGCGACGGGACGATGAAGGATATTTAGTACTGCCTGCCGAGTGGAATGACGATGAATAATTGGGAGATTTGGTGGGCAAATGTAAAGTTTGAAGATTGCGAACAAGTTGAATGCAGGCCAGTTCTAGTTGTAGACCAAAGAATTTCTTACATATTATCTTTTAAGATAACGTCACATTCAGCTAGGAAACGCTATTTTGGTGAATACGAAATAGTTCAATGGCAAGCGGCCGGATTAGAAAAACCATCTGTTGTTAGATTGTCTAAAAGATTAGAGCTACAAGAGTCAGATTTTGTTGGCCGTATGGGCTCACTATCTGATTCTGATATTATGGCGATTCGTTCGCTATTGTCTTTTTATAATATAGAGTAGAATGGCTATCACAAACCTTGGTAATGGTGGTTGCCAAGGTTAAATATCACAAAAGTGATTTTTCAAGGACGTCCTAATGGGACGTCCTTTTTATATATGCTAAGAGAGGCGGCATCGTGAGATGTCGCCTTTGCCATTTCATTAACCGTATCGAGGAGATTCATGGAGACGAAGACAAAGGTCATATGCTACCGCAGGAGCTGCCTGAATAATAAAAAATGTCGTTGCTCTGCTAACTGTATTACCATCGGCAGCACGGGTAGGTGCAAGGCCTTCGTCGCAGCCACGTCTGTTATGAACACTTCTCGATACGGGCAAAGGGGGTAGCTGCCAATATGGCGATATTGCGAATAATCATGCAAAAGCTTAATATCAGGGAGCAATACGAAATACCGGAAGCGTTGATGACGGCCTTACTTGACGATATCAAGCGGCAAGAACTGATGGAAGCCTTAAAAGACGTATATTCTTACGGCGGCATTTTAGCCGAATTTGAAGAACAAAGTGCCGACCGCAAAAACTATATGCAGGACTACACGCCGCAATGCGTACTGGATATAGTAGCAAGAATTGCCCCCGGTGGTAATGTCCGTGACGTATGCGCCGGTATAGGCGGCCTGTCGCTGACAAAATATAACACCGATAAGACAATCGACCTACATCTCGAAGAATATTCCCAAAACGCCATCGCTTTTCTGCTGCTTAACCTATTGATGGCAGAAGCGCCGGCAACCGTCGTAGAAAAGAACGTATTAACCGGAGAAAAATTAAATGCCTACAGAGTGGAAAACGGGAGTATTGCGCAAGTTCCCGTCCCCCCGCTGGAAGACTGGAAGTACGATACCGTAATCAGTAATCCGCCGTATTCGATGCCATGGGATCCCGTTATGGATGAACGCTTTGAGGGATATAAATTAGCCCCCAAAAGCAAGGCGGATTACGCCTTCGTATTAGACGGCATCCATTCATTGGAAGATAACGGTACAGCGGTTTATATTTTGCCGCACGGCGTACTGTTCCGTGGACAGGCCGAGGAAGACATAAGACGGGAGCTAATCGACCGTAACCTGTTGGATGCAGTTGTAGGACTACCTGGAAAGCTTTTCGCCAACACGGATATACCCGTCTGCGTTCTTGTTTTCAAAAAGAATAGGGACCGTAAAGACATTCTGTTTATTGACGCACAAAAAGAGTTTAAAAAACTCAAAAATAAAAACCAAATGACCGTCGAACACGTGACAAGGGTCATTAACACATACGCCACAAGGTCGGAGCAGGACAAGTATTCACGGTGTGTATCAATCGAGGAAATCAGGGACAACGACTACAACCTAAACATTCCCAGATATATTGACAATTTTGAGCTGGAGCCTATCCCCGATGCTTTGGAGATGGCCAAAGCATTAAACCAAATTAACGAAGAGGCGGAGCAGGTGGGACGGGAAGTTGCGGTAATGCTACGGCAACTCGTATGCACCAACCCGGAAGACGAGAAGGAGTTTAAAGCGTTTATCGTCGAGATGGAAAAGTTCTTAACCTCATCAACCGGAGCAGTTACCGTCCAGGAAGAAGAAGCCGTTATTGCAAAGCTCCAAGACCTTAAAAAATACATGCTGGCCGAGATGTTTGTATGACCTTAAAAAATTACAAAACGGCCAAAATTACAGAAGTCGCCGACATTTTAGGCAGGCCGAAAAAGGGCACCATATACCCCGAAGGCTGCATAGGTATACAGGTATCCGCTAGCAAGGGAGAAACGATATACCTGGACTACGACCAAGAAGTCGACAGTAAATACGTAGTCGTAAGGCCAAGGGGGATTATTCCGTATTACCTGCACTTAATAGTACAGCGGTCAATGCCCGTATTTTTACATCGGTATCGTCAGGGCTTGAATATCTCAGCCCATGACATACGTCACATGGATATAACCTATCACCTAGACAATGAGATACAGGCACACATTGCCTTGTTGATGCGAACGATGGAAGGGAAAAAAGAATGAAACAGCAAACAGCCAATGAACTAATGGACTAAAGGAGGTGAGTCTGTAATGGCAAAAGGTAAATATGTACAGTGGCTTCAGCCTGATAATCTTTTGCGGTTACAGGCTTGGACTCGTGACGGAGCGACTGACGCCGAAATAGCGGCTCATATCGGCATTAGTCGAGACACTTTATATTCCTGGAAGAAGAAATACCCTGACTTTTCTGACGCCTTAAAAAGAGGTAAGGAAGTCGTTGATATTGAGGTTGAAAATGCGCTGCTTAAACGAGCTATGGGGTATGAGTATAACGAGATTACGAAAGAAATGACGTATGCCCCTAACGGTGAACCGCTAGGCCTTGCAGTGACGAAGGTTGTAACTAAGCGGGAAAGGCCTGATGTAACAGCGCAAATCTTCTGGCTGAAGAACAGACGGCCTGACTTATGGAGAGACGTCAAGAACGTCGATATGCAAGCAAAGATTGAGAATAATCCCTTTGATGGCGTTAAGTCGGAAGATATAAAGAAGCTGATTGCCGATGATTGACGAACGCATTAAACGGCAAGCAAAACGAGAACTCGCACGGCGTGAGTTCTTTTATTTTTGCAATTTAATGGCCTCAGACTTTTATAAGCCTGAACGGCGGTATCTTGTTGAGCTATGTGAAGCGTTACAAGCGTTCTATGAAGATGAGAAGGCCAAAGTGCTTATTATTAATGAACCGCCACGGCATGGAAAAAGCAGAACGGCGAGTTTATTTGTCGAATGGGTATTAGGCCGCAATCCGGCTGAAAAGATAATGACCGGTTCGTATAATAATATTCTTTCGGCGACGTTTGCTAAGAATGTTCGAAATGCGATCCAAGAGGTTAAGGCTGATGATAATATCACGGTTTACTCCGATATCTTTCCGAACGTCCGTATAAAACGTGGTGATGCAGCCATGGATATGTGGTCGCTTGACGGTGGCTACAATTCATACTTGGCCACGTCTCCGTCAGGGACGGCAACCGGCTTTGGCTGTTCACTTCTTATTATCGACGATATTATAAAGAACGCCGAAGAAGCTTACAACGAAACAGCGAAAGAAAAATCCTGGCTGTGGTTTACAAACACAATGCTAAGCCGTCTTGAAGAGGGCGGTAAGATACTCATCATCATGACGAGATGGGCGAGCGACGACCTTGCCGGTCGAGCCATTGAACATTTTGGTAAGGCGGCCAAGGTGATTACGATGCAGGCGTTGCAGCCGGACGGTACCATGCTCTGCGATGAGATATTATCCCGACGCAGTTATGAAGAAAAAGTACGTGCTATGGGTGCCGACATCGCCAGTGCCAACTATCAGCAGGAGCCGATAGACCTCAAAGGCCAGCTATATTCGAGCTTTAAAACGTATGACCGCATCCCGACGGATGCAAACGGCAATCCGTTATTTACGGCCATTCGGAATTATACGGATACGGCTGATACAGGATCCGATTACCTTTGCTCGATTGTGTACGGCGTGTATAACGGCGAAGCTTATGTGCTTGACCTTCTGTATACGAAAGACGCTATGGAAGAGACGGAGCCGGCAACGGCCGCCATGTTATATAAGAATGGCGTGAACGTTGTTGACTTCGAATCAAACAACGGTGGCCGAGGCTTTGCACGGCAAGTACGAAGAATCCTACAAGACACATACAAGTCGAACAAGACGGTCATCAATACGTTCGCACAGACGAAAAATAAGACGGCACGAATACTTTCTAATTCAACATGGGTCATGGAGCATATTTATTTCCCGACCAACTGGAAAGACCGATGGCCTGAATATCACAGAGCGATGACCCGTTATCAACGTGAGGGCAAGAATGCTCACGATGACGCACCTGATGCCACGACGGGCATTGCCGAGAAGATAAACGCACCGCAAATTAAAGCGGCACACGTCAATATTTATTAAGGAGTAAAAATATGGACTCTGAAAAACTGTATGGATATAAGTTACTAAAAGACGCATATTACGGTACAGGCCTGTTTTCTGTTGGCCGTGGCTTGGTTCGTCATCCGAGGGAAAGTACGCCGAATTACGCCTTTCGTAAGAAGCTTGCGTATTATTTGAATTACACCGGTCCTATCGTCAATGCGTCGGTAGATCCGATATTCCGAGATACAATCAAGCGTGAATATAAAGATACGGAGAAGTTCAAGGTGTTCTTGGAAGACGTAGACCGCAAAGGCACGAGCTTACAGGAATATATACGTCAGCAAGCGACCCTAGCCAAGCTATACGGAGTTATGTATATCATCGTGAATAACGTTGTGGAGTTCGGCGAATCGGTGGCTGATAACGTCAAGAATCGAGCTTTACCGTATCTCACGGCTGTTGAGCCGCATCACATTACGGACTGGCAGTTTGATGAGAAGGGAATATTAATCAAGTTCGCATACAAGGACGTTATTTACGACGCTGACCGAAAGAAACAAACACGATATTACATATGGACTCCGACGAATTGGCAGGTCTTGGACGAAAACGGGAACCAAATTAAAAATGGTACACATAACATTGGCCGTATTCCTGTTGTTCAGTGGTTCGGTAGAAGCTCTAAAAAGACGGACATTTTACCGCCTGCCGAATTTTTGAGTATTGCACAGACAAACTACCATGTGTACCACCTGTGCAGCCTCTTAACGCAAATATTGAACAATCAGACGTTCTCCGTATTGACGATGCCTGCAGACGGCAGCACTCCCGACGTAACGCTCGGGACAAATAACATGCTGCTGTATCCGCAAGAGTCGTCTCACGCACCGGCATTTATTGCTCCGGATAAAGGGCCAGCTGAGGTGCTGATGGCACAAATTGACCGACTCATTAAGGAAATGTATCGCATGAGCGGCATTGATTCAGTAGTTGGCGTAGAGCAGTCAAAGAGTGGTGTGGCCAAACAATGGGATTTTGAACGAACCAACCAACGCCTGGCGGACTTTTCCGTTCAGTGTGAAGAGGCTGAAAAGGATATCATTGGGCTGTACGAATTGTGGGCGAAGGAAACCGTTAGCTATGAAGTTGAATATCCTCGAGATTTTCAGATTAACGACGTTACCGAATCGCTGTCTCAGGCACAACAGGCACTGGACCTTGGGTTTAGATCTGATACGTTCTCCGCTGAAGTAAGTAAGAAAGTCCTGGAGGCGTATATGCCAAATATTGAGCCTGATACGTATGATGACATCGTAAGCGAGATAGAAGAAGGCTTTGATGAGGCTGAACGGGATAGGGACTTAATGAAGCAATGGTTTGAGCCGATGCCGGGTGATAAGGGTGATGTAAATGCCGAAGGACAGAACGCAGAACAACCTGGAGAATAATTTAGACGGTTTCGAGCGAGTTCTTCGGGCCTTAATCTTAGCCGGTATGGACCCTAAAGAAGCCGTAAAAGTGGCGTATCACCGTTATCCGGTTATGCGGCACCTTTACAAGGATTTGCTCGACGACCTTGTAGGCGATTTTGCTGAAGGGTACGGGAAGAAACAAGCGGCGGCCAAGTTTGAGCGAGAAGCTATATCGGAAGCCATGGGCAAGGCATGGACCGATGACGGCGTAAATCTTTCTGAACGCATGTATAAGAACAGCAAGAAGGTCCAGGCCGAATCGGCCGAGGTCATCGGCAAGGCTATTAAGGAAGGCGAGTCGGCAGCCAAGACGGCCAAGAAGCTATTTGACGGATACGGCAAAGGCGGCATTATTCCTGAGCAAGATATACCCGAATTCATTCAAGAGGTGAAGGACTTCCCTGTTCCCGATTGGCTTGACGAAGAAGCGGTCGCTGAATGGAAGGCAGCCATACGTCACGCACGAAAGCTTATTGAGCAAGGAACAACGCCGGGGCTAAGAGCAGCGTATAGTGAAGTCATGGACGCCATCGAAAACGGGGCAAAGCAAAACGTAAGCAAGGCTATCGATACCGCAGTACAAGAAAAGACCAGGTATACCGCTGAACGGATTGCACGTACGGAACGAGCGAGAGCCTATGCTGATGGAGTCATGGCTAAATATATGGATGACCCGGACATTGTGGCGTTTCAATGGAAACTCTCCGATAGACATCCGAAGTGCGATATTTGCGACGTATACGCACACGCCGATTTGTACGGACTTGGCAAGGGTATATTCCCGAAGGATAAATTCCCGAAGCTCCCTGCACATCCTCACTGCTTATGTCGAATCAAGCCAATTGTTGACGGCATGATTGACATAAGCAAGCAAAAGGATAATGTTGATAAGGGTGGAAAGGCATACATCGATACGCTTCCGAAACGAGAGCAAGAGCGGCTACTTGGTGTCCATGGTAGAAATTTAGTAAATAAAGGTTTTTTGTCGTGGTCTGAAAAAGTAAGAGGAATAAGCCACGATGGATTCAACGCACGAGTTCCTGTTCCTGAAAGTTTGAAAGCATATGTTAAGAATGGCAAAGTAAACGTAGGGAAATTAGGGAAACGCCTTGAGGGAGAAGCGGTTGATGATGTTATAAAACGGGTTAAGGATTATATTAATTCACCATTCTTTATGAGCGAATACGTTCCACGGCAAGGAATGCACACAAAAGGGCATGAACTATACAAGCCCGAAGATAATAAAAGCTATTATGAGTATGAAATCCCTAATGCAGATGTAATCAAAGCCATAAAGGATGCCATTGATGCTAGTGGAATACAAATGACAAAAAACGGAAATTGGAGTCATAAAGTGCTTATTGATATATCACCGCATATTGGCTATACTGTGAATAAAGAAACGGGAGAGATGACTAGGACTAGTCTTGCAACCGTACATATTTCAAATAAAGGAATTCACATAGTACCTAGAAAGGAGCGGTAAAATGACTGAAGATGCAGTATTTGGGTTTGTTAAGAATGCCAAGTCTTGCACTTTTGAGGTTACTGATGTTGACGGTAGTCTTTTTACAGGTAGACTCGTATCCTGTACGTCTGGTGCGGATAATGAGCCGGATCCGGCATCCATATCGTTACAACAGAAGGGGTACTCGGTTGAACTGTTTGTAAACGAAATTCAATCAATCAAAGAAATTTAGACCCAACGGGTAATGCCGAGGGTCTTTTTTCATGCCTTGCGCAGTGGTGCGTAGGGCATTTTTTATTGGTGAAAAGCGGAGGAGACCGCATCACATATATTTAATGTGTTCGAAAAGGAGAATGAGAACCATGACAATGGCAGAATTGTATGCAGCACTGGAAAAGCTCGACGGCGGTGCGGCGATGGTGGAGACCATTAAAGCGGAAGTCGGGAAATTGAACGGCGAGTCGAAAGAGCAACGAGAAGCCAAAGAAAAGGCTGAAGCTTTGGTTAAGACGTTAACCGAAGCAAAGGAAACGTTGGCCAATCAAATTGCGGAACTTCAAAAGCCGGGAGCAGGAGAGCAAACGACAGAATATAAGACTCTGCTGAAGAAATTCGATGACCTTTCCAAATCGTTCGAGACCGAAAAGGCTGCAAGGCAAGAAGCCGAGCAAAAACGAATCCAAACAGACATCATGGCACAGACGGTCGATGCGTTAACGAAACATAACGCAATGGATCCGAAAGAGTTCGCCAAGCTTATTGTTGGCGGCATTGAAGTCGGCGATGATGGCAAGTACGGATTCAAAAAAGAAGACGGCACTGTCGGGACGATTGAAGACGCAGCCACTACATGGCTTAAGGGTAAGCCTTGGGCGGTAAAGGATAACCAAAACGGCGGCAGCGGACAAGGAAGCTCCGGGCAGAATGCCGGCAATGATGTAAAAGCACAGTTTGAAGCGGCACTGGGGATATCTCAGGCAACGAAAGGAGACTAAATAATGGCGATTAATACGTTAGAATGTGCAAAAATTTTCCAAGACGGGCTTGACGCACAAATGCTCGCAACAGCAACATCGGCATGGATGGAAGCCAACGCAACACAGGTAATTTATAACGGTGGCGATGAAGTAAAAATGCCCGAAATCTCGACGGCAGGACTTGCGACATACGACCGTGATAGCGGCTTCGTACAGGGTGCAGTTACGCTGAAATTCGGTACCTATAAGCTTACACAGGACCGTGGTAGAAGCTTTTCGCTCGACGCAATGAGTGTTGATGAAACGAACTTTGTGGCTTCTTCGGGTAATGTTATGGGTGAGTTCCAACGTTTACAGGTCGTTCCTGAAGTAGACGCATATCGTTATAGCCGTATTGCGGCGTTGGCTAAAGCAGCAAGCCAAGAAAAGGCAACGTTTACGCCGACGGCTGATAATATCCTGGCACAGCTCGACGATGACATTACGGCAGTGCAGGATATTGTAGGCGATGACGAACCGCTTGTTATCGTGATGAATCGCAAGGTACGCACGATTCTTAACAATGCAAAGGGTATTCAGAAGTTCATCGATACGGGCGACTTTACAGCTGGTACGGTAACGACAAAAGTACGGACGTACAATGAAATTCCTATCATTGGCGTACCGTCTGCTCGAATGAAGACGCAGTACGTATTTAACAACGGTACTACAAGCGGACAGGAAGCGGGCGGCTTTAAGGCTGATACTCAAGCGAAGGATATTAACTGGATTGTCATTGCCCAGCGCGCACCGATTGCCGTATCTAAGACAGACAAGGTCCGCATCTTCACTCCGGACGAAAACCAAAAGGCGGACGCTTGGAAGCTTGATTACAGAAAATTCCATGACCTGTGGATTCCGAGCAACAAGCTTAAGGGTGTATTCGTTAATACTGGAGCATAAGGAGGTACCGTATGAATACTCGAGTAACTCGGCTTAACGAAGTTCAGTACGCCGATTCTGAATACCGTCTTCAGCAGTTAATTGCCGAAGGGTTTGTGGCGGACGAACAGCCGACCGAAGAAACGGAGTCGGTCGAAGAAAAGCCGAAAAAGACAAAGGCGAAGAAGGCTGAAGCCGTAGAACAACCGGCTGAAGAAACAGAACAGGTAGGCGAGTAGTATGGGCGTCAGTCGGGATGTGTTCGATAAGAGAATACGACAGGCCGTAAAGGCATCGGCCATTGAAGTCCAGGACGAAGCACAAACGCATCACAATTACACGTCACGAACGGGCGATTTGACTCGCTCTATTGACATGCGAATGTTAACCGACAAGAGTGCCGTTGTATATCTTGATGAGGGATTGGCCGATTATGGGCCGTTCGTTCACGAAGGCACACGGCCGCACATGATACGGCCTAAGAATCGTAAGGCTTTGCGATGGGTCCCGACTGGCGGTAACTCGTTTTTGTTCGCAAAAAACGTTCTTCATCCCGGTAATCGCATGGATCCGTTCTTGTATAGAGCGCTAGATACGAAAAGGCCGGACATCATTAAGATATTCGGCCAGTATACCAAGCTTGCCACTAAAGACATATGTGATGCCATTGAACAAAAGTATAGTAATGGCCAAGCATGTGAGATTGAATTCAAATTTTAAAGGGAGTGAATGCACATGTTATATGACTTGGCCGAAATGGCATTTACGGACGAGTTACTTGGAAAAAACGTCACCAAGAACGACCTTGCCATTGCCGAAAAGTGGCTGTATTTGTTCGCACAGCGTCTTGGAGTTGAGCAAGCAAAGGTTATCCGTAGTTTTGTGGCAGATGAGCTTGTAACACTGTATACGTATCGTGAGACATGTGTGCGAAAGGCGTACAGCTTGCCCGGGGCTTATGGCCGTGGCGGCGAAACGGACGACTTTTACGGAAAGAAACTTGCATATATCCAGGGACGAATAAAAGAGCTTGAAGGCTCGATCACACCTGAAGACCTTACGGGTGACCCGACGCAGTATTCCGGTTATCGGTCGTGCGAAATCTTCAGGGGGTAGCCGATATGATAATGTGGTTTGAGCTTTTAAAGCGGATTCAGGATGTTCTTATTGTGTGTAAAGTATCCGCACCTGTACAGCTTGGTGCGGTTATACCGCAACATGCCAACGTCGACGAAATCGGAAAAATCATGCTTGTTCGAGGATCCGAAACGGTAAATGATGAAAGTATCGAAAACGAGCTTCTCGTTACGATTTATCTTGAAGCCTGGGTACGAAATGACGACCCGGATTTATCCGTTGGATACGCTCGAATTAGTGAGCTTGAGTGGCAAATCGACGCAGCCTTAAAGCAAATGCGGCAAGCCGTCGGTTCACTAAATGAGGATATATGCGTACTTAATGGCAGTAACTATCAGATTTTAGATTTAAAAGTTAAACAAAAAACGGGCGACCTCGACGCATTGCGACCGTTACTCGGTTCGCAGTATACGATTGAGTGTCGCCTTTTTGATTTAACTCGTGAAGGAGGAATATACTAATGCCGACATCAACACCGAAAAAAGCACTGGCACCGTCTGCAGCTAATTCTTTAGCGACGGTGGGTAAAAATTATTTTATTTATTTAAATACAGGTACTGATGAAACAACGGGTGCGGTATGGACTAAAATCGGCGGTCAGAAAGGTGGCTCTATTAGCCGTAAAGCCGATTCTATCGATGCATCGCACAAAGACTCTGGCGGTTGGAAGTCTACATTGCCCGGTCTTAAGGAATGGAGCATTGAATTAGATACTTTGCTCATGGCTAACGATGATGGATTGGAAGCGTTGAATGATGCCTTCCTTAAAGACCAACCTGTACACCTTAAATTCGAGTACCCTGACAAGTCTTATGTAACCGGTTGGGCATCTATTACGGAACTTTCCATTGAAGCTCCGCATGATGATGTGGCGTCTTATAAGGGCACCTTGGCAGGTATCGGGCCTTTATCTGAATTAAAGAAATCCTAGAGAGGGGAATATATAAACCATGAAACAAATTAAATGCGACTTCTTCGGCAAGGGTGAACGCTTATACTTTAATATCCAACGCCTGGCTGAATTTGAATCGGCAGTCGGTAAGCCGATTTACAACGCTATTCAGCAATTGTCCTTATCGGATATCATAACCGCATATGAGATTGGCCTTCGTCAGTATGGCCGTCGCAGTGTTCAGTTTTATTCTGATCGCTTGCAGGAGCTGTTCGATAATGGAGAAGTTGAGTTACAGGATATTATTATGCCGATTATGAAGGCCATTACAGGCAGTGGCATTCTCGGTAAGAAGGCGTACTTCATGGCATTTCCTGAAGAAAAGACACCCGAAGATGATGCCGAAATCGAAGCCGAAGAAGACGAAGCAGTAAAAAACTAAACGGGGGGCATAATGCCCCCTCTTCTTTTGCATTATGGGTACGAAAAGCCGAAAAAGTGGCTTATAGTATCTTGGCTTTAAAGCCGTCAGAATTCTATGAGCTTACGCCTATGGAGTTTGAGAAGATGGTTCAAGGGTATGACCTTCGGACTCGAATTGAAGACGCCAGAACGGCGTATATGACGTCACTTATTGTTAATGTTCAGCTTGATAAGAAGAACCAAATTAAAGTGAAGGATATCATGAAAGATTTACATCCTCCGACACGACTGGATCGTAAAAAAGAGGAAATGGAATTTATGAGAGAATGGCTTGAAGAAGGGGGTGAGTTGTAATGGCAAACGCAAATATTCACGTCAAGATAAAAGGCGATAGCTCAAGTGCCGAGGCGGCGATTGACCGAGTCGGTAGTAAGCTCGAAAATGCCCTGGGCGAAAAAATGGGCGGCATTGCCAAGAAGGCACTAGAGAAGATGCCCATGGCAGCGGCGGCAGCAGGTGTAGCTTTGGTTGCCCAAGAGGTTGCTCAGCTTGCCGGGAAAGTATCCGATACGGCTGACCAAATGGCACAGCTTAAGTCCCGTATCAATCTTATTAACGACGGCACTCAGACGACGACCGAAATCATGGACAAGGTCTATGCGGCAGCACAGCGGTCTCGAGGCGGGTACGTTGAAATGGCCGACAGCGTAGCTAAACTGAACATGCTTGCTAAGGACGCCTTCAGCTCGAATGATGAAGCGATAGCCTTCGTTGAACAGCTAAATAAACAATTTAAAATCTCCGGAGCAAGCGTCCAGGAATCGACGGCAGCCATGTACCAGTTAACTCAGGCTATGGCAGCAGGCAAATTGCAGGGTGATGAATTCCATTCAATCATGGAAAATGCTCCCATGCTTGCACAGGCGATTGCTCAGCAAATGGGCATGACTGTCGGACAATTAAAGGAGATGTCATCACAAGGTCTTATTACGGCCGATGTCATTAAAGAAGCCTTGTTCAACAGTGCCGAAGAAACGAACGCCAAGTTCGCAGAAATACCGATGACGTTCGCCGAAATCGGACAACAGCTCTCTAATCAAGCTTTACAGGCGTTTCAGCCGGTTCTCGAACAGCTTAGCTCTATTACCGCTTCGAGTGATTTCCAGGCTATTGTCGAGGGTATCGGAATATCCTTTAAGGTGATGTCGGCGGCTGCACAAGTTGCCATTGCGGCCATAAAGGCGGCTTTCTCGGCGTTAAGCGTAATTGTGAGGACCGTGGCTTCGGTTATTAAATCAGCCTTTTCGGTCATCATTGGAATGGGTAATCAGATTAAGCCTATAATTGCCGGGGTTGCGGTAGCGTTCACGACTTGGAAAACGGCCATATTAGCCGTATCGGTAGCAACCAAGGCAGCGGCCACAGCGCAGGCCTTATATAAGGGGCAAATGGTAGCGTCCAGGATTGCGACCATAGGCGTTACGCTTGCGTCCATTCAGCTTAAGGCGGCCATGATAGCCAGTGCTATTGCAACAGCCGGAGTAAGAGGCGTTATGATGGCCTTATCCGGTACTCTTAACCTGGCGAAAGTCGGAACAATGGCCTTGGGTGCAGCCACTAAGGTTATGAACGCAATCATGAGGGCCAATCCCGTCGGTATTGTTATTACGATATTGTCCGTTTTGGCCGGAGTTCTCGGCACATGTGCCGCAGCGACTCAGGGATTCGGAGAAACCGCATCGGCAGTGTGGGAAACTCTTGTTCACACTGTAGCCTGGGCGATTAATCAGATTATCGCTCTCATTAATAAGCTGATTAACGCTGTAAACGGCGTTGGGGCTAAGCTTGCATCGGTATTCGATTTTGATTTCTCAGCTATTAATAATATTGAAGGCATTAGTCCTGAAGAAGCACAGGCTGCTGGCGATACTATTAAATCTGCAGCCGGAGATCTGTTTAACGCACTGTCTGGCGGTGGTGGCGGTGAAATTGACGGTGGCGGCTATGACGGCGGCGGTTACGATGCCGGAGGAGCCGGTGGCGGCGGTGGGTCAGGTGGCTCAGGCGGCGGTGGCGGTGGTGGTGCAGGTAGCGCCGGTAACCAATTAGCCGAAGAAGCCAAACGGATCCATGAGCAAATTCAACAGAACTATCTCGAGATGTTCGGCAAGCAGAGCGAGTTAGTTGAGCTTCAGTATAAAAAGGAACTGGAAGAACTAAATAAGTCCAAGGACGCTAACGAACACTACCAGGAAGACCTGACGAGTCTTCAGGCTATTTACGCTGAAAAGCGTATCCAGGCCGAACACGAAGAGCAAGAAGCAATTCGTGAAGTGTGGAATAAAGTCCGGGATATGGCCAAGGATTTTAACTTCTCGATTAGTACGAAGGACTCGACAGGTAGTGCTTCACCGCTTACACAGCTCGAAAAAGACCACGAAGAAGCGGTAAACAGTATTACGGATAAGTGGCAAGGCTTCTCTGATGAATATATCAAGATGACCAAGCAACAACAGGCTGAATATAAAGCGGCTCTTGACGCTAACGGCATTGCGTATGAAATCGTCGGGAAGAATGAAATTACATTCGAGGCCGAGAAGAATAAAGAACTCCTTGCACAGGAACAGGAATATCTGTTAAAACGTAACGACCTGTACCGACAGATGTCCGAAGAGAAGTGGGCTATTGATGAAGCCTTACGGACACAAAACTTTGCGTCTCTACAGCAAGCCTTGACTGACGAATACGTCATGACTCAAGACAATTACAACCTCCGTAAAGAAATGTTGGACGAATATCAGCAGGCTGTGATGGATTCATACTTCAACACACAAGAAATGTGGATGGGGGCCATGATGTCCGGGATTGACGCACTTCAAGAGGGGTTATCCGGACTTCTTCAAGGAACGACAAGCCTGGGTAAGGCGTTTGAGAATATCGGCAAGGCCCTTATCAAATCTCTGGCCGATTATGTTGCCAATTGGGCGGCGGCAAGGCTTAAACAAGCCATTCTCGGGAAGACACTTCAACAGCAAGAAACGGCTGCAAGCGTCGCAGCAGCCAACGCTCAAATACCGCCTTGGACAACACTTGCGCAGCAGGTGGCAATGGCAACTGGTGGCGTGTCGGCAACAACGGGTATGGCGGCATGGACGGCACAGTCCGCAATCGGTGCGGCCGCAGGACTTGCCATGCAGGCTAAAAACACGCTTATGGGAAGCGCTCCGAATTTACACATGGCAAGTGGTGGCGTGGCAGTAGGACGTACATACGCAGAAATTGGCGAGGGTAAATACCCCGAAGCGGTCATCCCGTTATCGACGCAGACATATGATGAAATGGGCGCAGGCATCGCACGGGCAAACGGTGGTGCGGCCGGTGGCATAACGTTGAATGTATCGGCTCTTGATGCCGAGTCCTTCGGCAATTGGCTTGAATCGAAAGGCGGCAGAGTATTGCGTCAGTTTACCGTTAACCAAGACCGTGAATTTATTGGTACGTCGGGAGTGTGGTAACCATGGAAAAATTGAAGAAATTCCCTCGTATTAAGTCGCTTGCGTGGAAGTCGTCTAAAATGCAGCACTGGGATACAAAATCCAAACGTAGCGGATCCGGAAGGGTACGAACCATGACGACGTGGCGGTATCCGCAGTACACGATTACGACGGAATTCGCATACCTCAAACCTGAAGAGTACAAAAAAATGATGGGCTTTGTGTCGCAAATCCAAGGCGGCACAGAGCCTTTCTTGTGGCTCGACCCTGAAGATAACGAAGAAAAAGGTATTATCCTAGGAAAGGGTAGTCAAGGCGAATGGCAAGCAGTGAGGCGTTTTGGCGATTATACAGAACCTGTTGCATACGTTGATAATGTAAAGCTCTATGCTGACGGTGTTCCTGTTGAGAACGTGACTGTAGACGGTGGCACGATTCGGACTAGTGATGCCGTATCGCCTGACGCTGTCATCACGGCCGATTACACGTACTATTGGAAGGTGCTGCTTAGTGGTGACTTTACGGCAGAGCTTGAATATAAAGACGTTTACAAATCAAAATCCTTTAAGTTGGTGACCGTGCAATGAAACAGGCAGGAGAAGCATTAACTCAACACTTAAATACGGCAAAGTCGTTCCGCAGTTGCGACTTGTATGCCCTTCGACTTCAAAGCGGCATGGCGTATTACTGGACGGATACGGACTCAAACGTAAGTCACGGTGGACATGTCTACCGTGCAGACGGGCCTGTCATTACTCGTAACAAGACCTCGACACATTCCGATGTGGCGGTTGATAAGCTTTCCGTTTCGGTATCGTGTGATAAGTACGACCAAATAGGCGGCGTGCCGATATTGGCAGTCGCTCATAACGGCGGATTGGATGGAGCTACCATGGAGCTAAAACGTGCGTTCTTTAAGCAAGATGGAACGCTGATTGACGCTGTGGATATCTTCACCGGAACAGTCGAGGTAAAACAAGGCGGAGGTTTCACGATAACGCTTGATGTAAAGTCTGTCGTACAGAAGTTAAATACAGAGTTTCCTAGTAAGCGGTACTATCCGCAATGCCCTTATTGCGTGTATTCCAAGGAGTGCGGTGTCGACATTAAAAAGTACCGTAAGCGAATGAAAGTAACGGCACTTACAGGCGTGAACACTGTCGGAATAGACGTGCCGTTTGAAGACGGTTATTACAATGCAGGCGGTATCGAATGGGTATCAGGTCCCCTTGCAGGACAATCGACTCAGATAATGAGCAGCTCGAACGGTACCGTTATGTACATGAGTCCGAGTGATACGCAAGCGGCCGTTGGAAGCGAAGCTTATATTTATCCCGGTTGCGATAAAACGCCTGAAACGTGCAAGAAGAAGTTCGATAATTTCGCGCGAAATAGAGCCACTCCGTATGTTCCGTTGAAGGAGACGATACGATGAGAAAGACTACAGGGCAAAAAATCGCAAACGCAGCTCTTGAGTGGCTCGGTACTCCGTACGTTAATAACGCCATGGCCAAAGGTCACGGAGTCGATTGTGCATACCTTCTTGTTGCGTCACTTGTCGGATCGGGTTTGATAGCAAAAGGCAAGTTACAGATAGAAAACTACTCGAACGAATGGCATTTACATCGTTCTGAAGAAAAATATTTAAAGTACATACAGCAAGTCGCCGACGAAGTTCAGGGAGAACCTCAAATCGGCGACTTTTTGCTATATCAATACGGGCGGTGTGTAAGTCATGGGGCGGTATATATCGGCAATGACAAAGTTATTCACGCCTTCGTTGACATTGGCGTTATTATCTCGAATGTCGACGATATTCTGTTTTACGATAATCGAGGGAAATCAAGGCTCCGTGCCGTGTATCGCTTCAATCCGAAGAAAGGGGGCGCAGCTTAATGGGTTTTCTGTTTAAGAAAAACAATACAACGAATCGAGCCGATATTATCGGCGATTTCCAAATAAATAGTGCGTCATACGGCGAAACGGTACCTGAAGTCCTTGGGACAACCAGGGTATCGGGCAATATCATCTATTGGGATGATTTTACGGCACACGAACATAAGCACACAAGCCGCACCGGTAAAGGCGGCGGCTCAAAGCATACGGAAATAGACTATACGTATACCGTAGCCGCAGCCATTGCTTTATGTGAAGGGCCTATACAAGGTATCGGTAAGGTGTGGAAGGATAAGGAAGTCTACGAGTACCCTCAAGCCGACATCCAATTATCCCTTTATAAAGGCGAATACGGGCAAGAGCCGTGGCCGTACGTTACTAGCAAGCACCCTGAAAAGGCACTGCCGTACAGCGGATTAGCGTATATGGCAGGCGTTGTCGACCTCGGCAATCGTGGCAGCCTTCCGACGTATAATTTTGAAGTTAAAGGAAAACTTCTCGAGACAGGCGACGGGATCGACGTGAATCCGGCTGATTATATTCTGTATGTGCTGAAAGCGGCAGGGATTGAAGATGTCAAAATCGAGGGGATTGAGAACTTCCGTAAGTACTGTGCAGCAGCCGATATTCTTATCTCGACACCGACTGACGAATCGGCGAAAAAGGCACAGCAAATCATTAACGATATCGCTGAAATCACCAATTGTTACCTTTTCTGGTCCGATGACCGGCTGAAGATTGTACCCTTGGCCGACAAAGCGGTCGGAGATTGGAATCCTAAAAAAGAAATCCAATACAACCTTACGGCCGACGACCTTATTCCTGGCAGTGACGGGCAACTCGTTATCTATAAGCGTAAAGACAGCTCGGAGACGTATAACCAAGCTACTGTTGAATTTATCAATCGTGCCAACGGGTACGAAAAAGAAACGGTGTCCTTCGAAGTGGTAGCTGACGTTCAGAAGAACGGTATGAAGCCTGCAAGCAAAAAGACTGCACACTACTTATATACGAAAAAGAGAGCGCAGTATTACGCTGAACAATTAGCTATGAAGCGGCTGTATAGCAAGAATCAGTACACGTTTCATCTTGACTGGGCCTTTTGTAGATTAGAGCCTGGAGACCTTGTAACTCTTACCGATGAATTATGTCAACTCGACAGGCAAGTCGTTGTTATTACGGCTGTTAACGAAGCGGCTGACGGTGAGCTTGAAATCACAGCAGAAGGCAAGCCGCCTGGTACATACGCACCGGCACGGTACGACGTACATGAGAACGAACGGCCGTTTACGGACTATAATGTTCCGGCTCCGGCTATTAACCATTATTCCATTGTACAGACACCTGGAGATGTATCAGGAAACGAGCTGCTATTAGGTGTAACGGCTCCGTCGGGATGGGGTGGCTGTACGGTGTGGGTATCAGACACAGGCGACTCATATAAAGAAGCCGGTAAGATTACGGCACAGGCACGTATTGGACGATTGGCTGCAGCCATGACAGCCGAATCAACAAGCTGCATAGTCGAACTATTCTCAGGTGAGCTTCGAGGCGGATCGGCTATCGACGCTCAGCGAGGGAACACGCTCATTTGGATTGACGGCGAGTGCCTGAGTTACGAAGGTGCGACTCTTCAGCCTGACGGGCGGTATTTACTAACAGGCTTAGTGCGTGGCCAATACGCCACGACAGCTAATAACCACGCCGAAGGTTCGCAGTGCGTGCGAATCGATGAAGCACTATTTCACGCTCCGTACCGCACGGAAGATATCGGCAAGAAGATATGGATTAAGTGTGCTTCGGTGAATATGTTCGGGTCCAATGAGCAGGACCTTTCCGAAGTGCAGGCCATTGAGTATACGATACAGCCGTATTACATTCCTGAAGTTCGAGACCTTGCCGTATATACGAAATATTACGACTTAGGCGACGGCGTTTCGTCTTTTGATGTTATCGCAACCTTTGCACCGCCTCAAATTACAAGCTTCGATACAGCCGAAGGGTGGTATAAAGAAGGCTCAGGTGACTGGAAATATGGCGGTAACGGTGACGGCCAAATCGTCATCAGTGGGTGTGAGCTTGGTCATACGTATGACATTCGAATCAGGGTTAAAGACCGACACGGTAACTATTCACAAGGCCTTATTAAGAGGTTTACTGTCGAAATGAAATCAGAAGTCCCGAATACACCACAAGGCTTTGCCGTTACCTTCGGAAATGCGGCCACATTTAATTGGCTCGAGGTGCGAAACGCCGATATTGACTTCTATGAGATTCGACATGACTTGAATCCGGGTCAAGAGGTCGGCCGTATCGGTAAAAGCACGAATACGACATACGTCGGAACACTGACGGAACGAAGCGGGCGAGTGTACTTGTACGCTCACAATCCGATGAAGGGATACAGCGCTCCGGCTATGCTTGAGTATAGTGTTAAAGCACCGAAAGTACCGACGCATATAACGGCTAAAGGCGGCATGTCGGGAATCGGCGTTACGTTTGACCCTGTTCCGCTTGGTTGCCGAGGGGCCAACGTATATGTCGACGATGCGGTTTACTTCACTCCGACTAATTCGTTCTCTCTGATTCTTACGCCTGGCATCTACCGAGTACGAGTTGCTTATACGGATATCTTCGGAGAAGGCGAAAAGAGCGGTGAACAGCTTGCCACAGTGAAGCTCGAGATAGATAAGTCAATCATCAGTCGTGAAGCACTAGGCCTGGATGAAATAGACCGGGCGATTGCCAAGATTGAGGGTGATGTTGGGGTTGTGAAGTCAGAAGTAACCGGAACGTCGACTCGTATTACTCAGCTCTCAAACAGCGTTGATTTACGGCTTAACAGCCTAGACGGCAAGGAGCTGATATCTCGTATTAATCTGTCACCAACAGGAACACGAATCGACGGCAAGCTGCTACATGTCACTGGCCAAGCACTCTTCGATGACAACATTGTCACTCCGAAGATGATTCAAGCCGGTGCGGTGACCGCCGACAAAATGCATGTGGAAAGCTTATCGGCTATTTCGGCGACTATCGGCACACTTCGTACTGCAACGAGTGGCGCTCGGACGGAGATACGAGACAATCTCATCGAAGTTTACGATTCTAATGATAGGCTACGAGTCAGAATGGGGGTATGGTAACCGTGGTAATCGGAATTGCTTTAGTGGTTGTAGTGGCAGCCGTTATATTGCTAAAAAATAAAAGCAAGAAACCGCCTGATACTGCACAGAAGGAAGAAAGCGTACAGACCGCAACTAAACATGGAAACAATAAAGGTGAAGCGGTAACAATCATAAACAACGGCAAAGAAACGAAAGGAACGGTGATATATATGGCAGAAGGTATGCAGGTCTTTGATGAGGACGGAAATATCGTCATTAATACGACTGACACGATATGTAATTCATTAGGATATATCAACATCGACGGAAAAACGCCGGGCGAAATTACAAACCCGCTTATTAAAAAGAACCGAACATGGGCGGCCGTGGTATTTCCTAGAAGCTCAGGAGATGAGTATATGATGTGGGAGCACTATATTAATCCTGTCATTACTATTGATGACGGCAAAATTTCGTATTCATATAAAATGGCGTGGGCCGGTTCGCCTGGGATATTATACTGGGGGTTATATTAATGGCAGAGACAGGATTGAGAGTATATACAGATGACGGCGAGATTGTAATTAATGAATCATATGTGAATTTTTGGTATGACAAGGAAAAAAGCAAAGATGAAAGCTTTGCATACGGAATAAATTGCCTGACTGCATATGGCTGCAGCCCTTCCAATGAAGGGCGCCGATACGTATTTTCAGCAGACTCTCAACAGCCTTCTGAACACGGCATGGGGCTACAAGTTATTAACGAAGTTGGCCGAGTTGTATATGACAGTAACTGGCTTCCTCTTAAAGTGCTTCACTATTCAGATAAGCCTGGATATACTATTCCGACGGATAAAGAATGTGCCATTGTACAGTGTAACGATGAATTCGTTTATTATTATGCAGTTTATGAGGATGCCGCTTGGGACGCATGGGGCGTATTAAGTGGAGTTCACTTAAGAGTAAAAGATGGGGTAGTTGTTTTTGAATCGTACAAGAACAACATCGGGGCATCGGAAGAGCGATGGTTTACGATGAGGTGCCTTGTGGACAAACGGTCTATATGGTTGTCGATGTATCTCATATAAAGTAGGTGAGCGAATGACGATATTCAACGATGAACTGCACTGCGGATCTGACTTCGTTCGGCGGTACGTTGCTGACGGCCACGACTTCACAGGAGCGACGGCGGTAATGAAGGTCCGCACAGAAAACGACATCGAGCTTGTAGCAGCCGACTGCACCGTTGACGGGGAATCCGTTACAGTGAAGATACCTGGCGAGCGTAGTCGAGAGATACCGAGACGGTACCGTGTCGGTAAGTACGACGTATTCGTAACAAAGGAAAACGACTACAGCTACAAGCTCATTATGGGCGATATGAGAATCGTATATGATGAATCAATGCATTAGAGGGGGAACAAAAAATGGAAGAAAAACAAAAAGTAGAACTCACATTACCGAATCCGCTTAACATTGCCGTACAAGTCCCGGGCTTACCGGGCAAGGACGGCAAGAGTGCTTACGAAGTAGCTGTCGAACAGGGCTTTGTTGGCACGGTTGACGAATGGCTCGAAAGCCTTCACGGGCAGAACGGCAGCAGCTCCGAGCCGGTCAGCATGAACTTTCTGACAGTATACAGAATGATGAAGGATAGAGCGATGAAGGTCGACAGCGACAGCCTGGAGGACGTTCTCAAAGCGTTGTTACGGGAAGTCATTCCCGACGGTCGCTATACCTCGGATCTTGCCGAATTCAAGCTTGTTGACGGTACGTCGGTTGCAGTCGGAGACACGGTCGTACATGTGGAAGGTCAGCCCGGATTTTATGTTGTGGACACGACGGGCAATCGTCAGATGATACCCGACAGCGGACGGCTTGACTTTGCCCTCATGCAACCTTTTGACGGCAACGAAAAGATTCTTACAATGGAGTACCCGAACAGCAGCGAAGGTACGGCCGCTTCGCTTACAATCCCGGCAGTGCAGACGGGCGGGGGCAATGAAGAGCTGTTCAACGAGAACGGCGTGAAGATTTATCGGCGTGCAGACGGTCAAGCTGTTATCGAATTTCCGGCATACGCTATGCTCGACCCGATATATAATAATCCGAATCTTGACTCGCTTCACTTCGACAGCCTGGAGCTTAACGAACTTTCGGGCGGCGGCGATGACATTACGATTACAGGCATGATGTTGCTTGCAAGATTGACGAGTAAAGCGTATTTCCCGAGAGATAAAGAAATGCCCAGGCATATTCAGTTGCCTAGTCAGTCCGAGCGGCTTAACCTCGAATTCAGGCGAAAAGGCCGAGCAGAAGGGTACGCCGATGACGTGTTCAGTTGGGCGAACATCGACTGCGACGGCTCTACGTGGGACCACGGCGTAGGGGTTAGCTATGCTAAGCAAGACAGACTGTAAGGGGGCGGCCTATGTGGACATGGAGTTTTGAGTTGGCAGACGTATTGACAACCCTAACGATTATAAGTACGCTCGGCGGCATGGCTTATTACTTGGTGATTCGCCCGTTCTTACAGCGGCTCGAAGAAGATAGAATCAACGACCGCACATTTTTTTCTTCTAAATACGATACACTCATCGAAACCTTGCGTGAGTTAAAGGAAGAAATCAAGCTATCTCGTCAAGACCGCATACAACAGGCACAGCGTCACCTTCAGCTTGTTGGACGTGTTGACGTCCTCGAGGCTCGTGTAAATGATTTGAGGAATGAAATGCACGGAGATAAGCGATGAGAGAGAAGGTTATTAACTCACTCAAGCGAGCGTTCCAGTCGGCAAGGATTGCGAGAATCAGTCCGATAGGGATTATTGCGACTCGATTCCTCGTATCGATTATGATTACGCCGATTGTACTGATGTCGATTACGTATCTGTTGTCGTTCTTACAAGGATACGTAAGCGAAGAACACGGGCGACTAATTACGGTGGGCTCGGGCATCGTGGACCATGTGTTCACGCCGCCCGTGGTTGTCGCCTTTTCTGGGTTTCTGGCATTGTTCATTGACCGAAACGGCAACGGAATCCCGGACAGACTGGAAGAACAGCAACGGCCGCAAGTGCCGATGAACAACGAAAGAGGTGAAGGAAAGCGATGAAATACGGTATAGACGTATCCACTTGGCAAGAAGGCTTAGACTTCGAGCGTGCGAGGATACTCGGTTATGATTTCTGTATCTGCCGTATCGGTTATACCTGCTATGTCGGATATACAGCAAGTTGCTATAATCTCGATGACCTGTTCGTACATAATATTAACGAAGCCAAAGCGAACGGCATGGAGTTAGGCGTATATTATTACTCGATGGCAACTACTACCGAAGAAGCCGAAGCCGAAGCGGACTGGTTACTCAACCAACTGAATACATACCTCGACGGGGTAGACCTGTCGGCAGGTATATGGCTTGATGTCGAAACCGAAGCACAAAGGAATCTCGGAGCTGATGAACTGACAACCGTCGTTATGGCTTGGGTCAACCGAATGAACGCCGCAGGCAAGTACGTAGGCGTATACGGAAGCTATGATATGTTCATGAACGGAATGAATATCGACAGCTTGCCGAATTATGTTCCGCTTTGGGTTGCACAATATTCTAGCCGAAATGACTTACAACTTGATAAGCCGAATGCGAACATAAAAATATGGCAATATTCAGAATCCGGCAACGTCGACGGCGTGAATGTAGACGAAAACGTCATGTACGACTAGGCGAAGGCGGTGAATTGATGAACTTTCAACCCTTTCACGACGAAAAAACAGGCAAATGGCTAAAACTTGGCTTATTTTGCGTTCTGACTGGTTTTTGTTTGTTTGGCATATACTTTGCTGTACACCACGTGAAACAGCCGTCAGACGAGCCTACACGAATGCAATTTTCGGACACAACGGACAAAAATTCGGTAAAGAAAGATTTACACGTTACGGACCGTGAAGCAACTGAAATTGTAACGAAAATCGAACGCATTCACGACGGGAAGACTGCTCCGAACGTGTCATATTATGTGACCGCTCCGAATTTGAACGCAGCCGCCGATAGAACGGAGCAAGCAATACGGAAGAACGATAGTCAGATCCCGTCTGCGGCACGAGCGAAATCAGATAGAACGGTTGTAACTGTTGACGAAGAAAAACAAAAAGTTGACGTTTATAAAATCAACTTACGGAACAACCACAAGATTAAAGCAGGCGGCACGTACATCGACGGCAAGCCGTACTTATCGATTGGCTACCAAGCGGGGCGAGTTGAAGGAATTATACACACTGACGGCACGGGCGTTCAGGGTGGTACAGTAATGTACACAATAAAAGAATGGTGATGCAAAAAGGCCTCCGAATAATCGGGGGCCTTGTTTTTTTATGCTGAGGCTCAGGGCTTGAATCGGTCGGAAGTTATTCGGAAGTTAATTAATGAGGCTTGGTTAGGAACGCTTACATTCTACTAAGCGACTCGACGAACGATATACGAGAACCCTTCAGGGTAGAAGATGAAGTTCGATTGTAGGTCGCTACATTCCACCAGAGAATGCAAAAGCGAACTACTTATTCTTATTAATTGATAAGGATGGGTAGTTCGCTTTTGTCGTTATACCGGATTTTTATATATTCATCGTATACAACTACATAAATGCCGATAGACATCCGAAGTGCGATATTTGCGACGTATACGCACATGCCGACCTGTACGGACTCGGCAAGGGTATATTACCGAAGGATAAATTCCCGAAGCTCCCGGCACATCCTCACTGCTTATGTAGAATAAAGCCGATTGTCGACGGCATGATTGACATGAGTAGGCAAAAGGATAATGTCGATAAAGGTGGAAAAGCATACATCGATACGCTTCCGAAACGAGAGCAAGAGCGGCTACTTGGTATCCATGGCAGAAAAGATGTAATGAACGGCAAAAAAGAATGGTTTGCTAATGCTAGGAGCGTCTCTAAAGAGGGTTTTGAGGTTAGAAAGCCTGCAGGCAAAGACAATGTATTGCAAGAGCCAGCTTATAGGGTATACTTAAGTCAGAAATCATTGATAGAACGAATGAGGTTCATCACAAAATCCCTATGCGAGGAGAACCTAATACGGCAATTCGCCATTTATCAAAATGTGGCCCCGAACAAATGCAAGAAAATATCACTTTTTATGATGAAAATGGAAACATGTGCTTACAAATACACTTTGGGCATCATGGATATCCGAAAAAACATAACATGGAGACGGATGATAAGCCTGATTATTGGCATAAGCATGAATATAAAATCGTGAAGAATGAAAAAACGGGGAAAGACGAAGTGCGAAAAAGTAAGCCACAAGCACTTACAGATGTAGAAAGGAGCCTTAAGTCATGACAATTGAAGAGTTTAAAGATATGGTTGCTACGACCGATACAACATACGAATATAACGGAAAAACGTTTTTGGCTTGTGGAACAGATAAAGGTTATGAGTTTTTAAGTAATGAAGAGCGAGCTTACTATGATACGATTGATGATTTGGTAAACAATCAGATGTTTGACGGAAAGCCTCTTAAGGACTGCTTGCCTCAAGTTGACTGGTAACGGAGAAATATCTTTTAGCACTCACGAATGTGGGTGCTTTTTTCATGCCTTGCGCAGTGGTGCGTAGGGCATTTTTTATTGGTGAAAAGCGGAGGAGACCGCATCACATATATTTAATGTGTTCGAAAAGGAGAATGAGAACCATGACAATGGCAGAATTGTATGCAGCACCGGAAAAGCTCAACGGCAGTGCGGCAATGGTGGAGACCATTAAGGCAGAAGTCGGGAAATTGAACGGCGAGTCGAAAGAGCAACGAGAAGCCAAAGAAAAGGCTGCAAGACAAGAAACCGAACCGAGCAGAAATCGAAATGACTCAATCGGTGTGGGCGAAGATTAGAAATCGAATTTATCTGCGAGGTATTCATTCTACAATAGATAATATCATACAGACAATTCAAGACGGATTTACCGAATTGTCGAAGAAATAAGCAAAAGGCCTTCCGGAATATTCCGGAAGGCCTAATTTCTTGTAGAAATTACAACAAAGAGGTGAAAACATGATAACGGATATAGAAAAAGCCGTTAGCCTTATATCTCAGGTAATTAATCACTCTAGTAGGACTGATAAGCATCTGGGACAGGCTTAA